TTAAATCATGCAGTTCGATCTTTTGTGAGGAGAGGTCTGCAAATTGAAATGGAGTTATTCAACTAACCCTTCTTTTTGCGACCCCTTTGAACTGCCTACGTGACTGAGAAAAGAATATCTCCATTTTTAGAAAACAAATCTAAATTGGAGGTATTTTTTTATGAAGCTATCTAAAACAGAAAAGAATCAAAATCCTAAACTATATGGTTATGAAAGCTTAGAGGAACTCCAAAGCGATCCGAATAATTCATTGACACATTGGATTCCTTATAAGGATGCAGATGGAGATTTAAGATTCATTCCTTGCGATGAGGAGTATTTTCACTTTCACAGAAATGAGGAACGAAATGAAAGACGTAGAAGAGATACCGAATCTCGATGTTTGATTCCATCAGAAAAGTTTGGATTAGTGAAATGTCGAGCAGATTGCAGCTTGTGTCCAAAGGTAAGGGATGGCCTTCCTATCTCTATTGATTACATACGCGAGAATTATGATTTCAATTTCAAAGACGGCTCTTATGAAGAACATCAGGAACAACTCAAGGAAAAAGAACAAAGTGACTTCATTTGGAATCTCGTAAGTGAGTTTAATGAAACAGATCAACTGATTTTGAAATATTTCAACGAAGGAAAGACTGATGCTGAAATAGCTACTGAACTTAATAAGGCGAGAAGCACTATACAAGAACGCAAAACCAAATTAATCAAGATGCTTAGAGAAAAATATGAAAAAAATAAAAAATAACCGGCAAACCAAAACAAACCTCGCCATTAATCCTTTGAAGAGGAAGAATGACCTTTTCAAAACCAAAGGAGGTTTAGAAATGAAGAAAGAACCAAAAGCCGATAAGCCTTATCTGACGGATAAGGATTTAGTCGAAACATTACTGCTAATTAGTGAGACGACTAAAACATTGGCACTGGAAGTGATGTTGCTTCCAGAAGAGACGGATAGTAAAGAAGGAGGAATTACAGATGTCAAGAAGTCCAACGATTCACAGTAGAAAGTATAGCCCTAGTAAGAGTAGTACATGGTTAAACTGTCCACTTAGTACATTGCTTAATGATGGATCAAGCCAAGAGACAAATCCACAAGCTGAATATGGAACACAGTGCCATGAATTAGGTGCAGCACTCATTAGTCAGTCACTCAACTTAATCGACTATGACAGTGAAGTAAAACCGATTGAAGAAGTCATTATAGATTTGGATATGTACTCAGATGAGATGCAGGAAATCGCAGATGGATACGCAGATTTCGTTATTCAGACCATTGAGTTTGAAAAGAAGAGAACAGATACAGAACCACTCATCGTTATTGAGCAGCATCTTGATATGGATTTTGATGATGATGCAGGAGGAACCTTAGATTGTGGAATCATTTCATCATTGGATGGTGGAACGCTCACAGTGATTGATTTGAAAACAGGTCGCACACCAGTTTATGCATTTGATAGTGAATCGGGACAGTTTAACTCACAACTTGGTATCTATGCACTTTACTTTTCCAAAGCGTTCAAGGATTTATATCCAATCAAAAAAGTCAGACTTGTTATCTATCAACCAGTTATTAACAACACAAACGATTATGAAATGCCGATCGAAGAGTTACTTCAGTTCGAATCCAATGTACTCATTCCAGCAGTTAAAAGGACAAAAGTGGATAGCCCTGAAGCACATCCTGGTAAGTACTGCAGATACTGCGCAGGTAAAGCTATATGTGCGAAGCGAGCTGAAGTTAACACAGAAGTCATGCAAGAGTTAAAAAAGCCAGTAGCGACTATGTCAGATGCTGAAATCGAAGCATTATTACCACACTTGGATGAAGTTGTTCAGTATGCAAAAGATGTCATGGAGTTTGCCATCAAGAAGGCACTCAATGGTCACAGATGGAATAACTACAAACTTGTTCATACAAAAGGGTCCAGAAAGATCACTGATGAAGAAGGTGTCATCAAAGCTTGTCAAAAAGAAGGCATCGATCCCTACGCCCCTAAAAAGGTAGCTGGCATTACAGAATTAACCAAAAGAATAGGTAAGAGAAAAGTTGGTGCCCTCATCGGAGCATACATGATCATACAACTTGGCTCATTAGTTTTGGTACCAAAATCAGATCCTCGTGAAGAGGCAAATATTATCGAAGAAGGAGATATATAAAAGATGTTAAAAATTATTGAAGGTAAAGAAAAACGTCCACTAAAAATTGTCATTTATGGTCCAGAGGGAATTGGTAAATCAACCTTTGCCAGTCAGTTTCCAGATCCGTTATTCATTGACACCGAAGGTGGTACAAGCAATTTGGATATTAGAAGAATCAAGTGTAATAAATCGTGGGATGAATTAATCTCAGTTGTAAAAGAGATTATTGCTAATCCAACGATATGCAAAGCAGTTGTTTTAGATACCGCAGACTGGGCTGAATCATTATGTACAAATGCAGTGTGTGAGAAGTATCGAAAGAACAACATAGAAGATTTTGGTTATGGTAAAGGGTATGTCTACTTAGTTGATGAGTTTTCAAAGTTACTCACTCTGATGGATCAACTGATCGATGTCGGTATCAACGTGGTCATAACAGCACATGCAAAACCACGTAAATTTGAACTTCCAGAAGAACAAGGTGCATTTGATCGCTATGAGATGAAACTGACCAAACAAGTCGCACCAGTTATCAAAGAGTGGAGTGATGCATTATTCTTTGTCAACTATAAGATTTATGTCGTTACAACCGAAACCAACTCTAAGAAAGCTCAGGGTGGGAAGCGTGTTCTTTATACAACACATAACCCTACGTATGATGCAAAGAATCGATTTGATTTACCAGAGGAACTAGAACTGAACTTTAAAAGCATTTCCCATCTATTTGAAGACCAGGATTTTGTGAAACCTGAAGTAACGTTTCCTGATCCTAAAGATATTACTACTTATGCACTCGTTGAGAAACTCAAAGAGATGATCAATGAATCAGATATCGCTGAAGAAGAATTAAAGAAAGTCGTCGCCGTTAAAGGTCATTATCAAGAAACAGAACCAATAAGCAATTATTCAGATGATTTTATCACTAGATGGATCATTCCGAATTGGAAAAAAATAGTTGAATCAATAAAAAATAAAAAAGGAGAACAACAATCATGATGGATAACAAAAATATGTTGATGGATTGGAACGATGCCATCGAAGAAGACGGTCAGGAGTATGTCTTACTGCCTGAAGGTGATTACAATTTTACAGTGACTCATTTTGAGCGAGGAAGATTTCCTGGTGGACCAAAAGTACCAGCATGTAATAAGGCAACCATAACAGTACAAGTAGAAACCAAAGAAGGTATCGCAACAGTAAAGTTTGATTTACTTCTCTATCGTTCTTTAGAATGGCGTATTTCATCATTCTTTAGATGCATTGGTCAGAAGAAACATGGTGAAAAGCTAACTATGGACTGGAATAAAGTGATTGGTTCTAAAGGCAGAGCTCATTTCAAGCAACGCTCATATACCAACAATCAAGGTGAAGAGAAGTTTACAAATGATATTGAACGTTTCATCGATTACAACGAAGAGTTCTTTTTTCCAGACGATCTTCCATTTTAGGAGGGATCAGTCATGGTATTAAGACCTTATCAAAATGAAGCTGTTCAAGCAATAAGAAACGAATGGAGTCAAGGACATCAAAAAACGCTATTAGTACTTCCAACTGGAACTGGTAAAACAGTCGTATTTTCAAAGGTGGTTGAAGAGGAAACAAAAGATGGCAGTAACGCATTAATTCTTGCTCATCGTGGAGAATTGCTCGATCAAGCTTCAGAAAAGTTATTAGAAACGAGTGGATTGGATTCAGCTTTGGAAAAGGCTGAGTCTAGTTCCATCGGTTCAAAAAAGCGAGTAACTGTTGCATCCGTTCAAACACTATCTCAAGAAAAAAGACTCACAGCATTTGCGAAGGATCACTTCAAGACCATTGTAGTCGATGAAGCCCATCATTCCATGAGCGATACATACCAACGCATACTCACTCACTTTGATGGTGCAAATGTACTAGGAGTTACTGCAACACCTGATCGCTCTGATCAGAAAAGTCTAGGGAAATACTATGATTCAAAAGCATATGAATACTCACTTCATCAAGCGATTAGAGAAGGTTATCTTTGTCCAGTGAAAGCACAGATGATCCCACTCGAACTTGATATTCATAGCGTTGGTGTTTCAAATGGTGATTACGCAGTAGGTGAAATAGGATCTGCATTAGAACCTTATTTAAATCAAATTGCACTTGAGATGCTTAAATATTGCAAAGGCAGAAAAACAGTGGTGTTCTTACCGCTCGTTAAAACATCTCAAAAGTTCTGTGAACTACTGAATTTGCATGGTATTAAAGCAGCTGAAGTCAATGGTAATAGTACTGATCGAGATGAAATCTTAGCCGACTTTGAAGCAGGTGAATATGATGTTTTATGTAATTCCATGCTTCTAACTGAAGGTTGGGACTGTCCAGCTGTGGATTGCATCATCGTACTAAGACCAACAAAGATTAGAAGTTTATACCAACAAATGGTAGGACGTGGGATGAGACTCCATCCGGGCAAAGAAGAGTTATTGTTACTTGATTTCCTGTGGATGACAGAACGCCATGATTTATGTAGACCATCGGCACTGATTTCTAAGGATGCAGAACTTGCTAAACGAATTGACCAGAAGATGATGGATAAAGAAAGTGGTATCGATTTACTTGTTGCAGAAAAAGAAGCTGAAAATGATGTGATACAAGAACGTGAAGATGCACTCGCAAGAGAACTTGCAGCCATGCGTAGAAAGAAAACTAAACTCGTCGATCCAATTCAGTATGCCTTCTCTATAGCCGCAGAAGATTTAGCAAACTATGAACCTACATTTATGTGGGAAATGGGACCTGCAACTGAAAGACAACTTGATTACTTAGAAAAACATGGCATTTATCCAGAAGCAGTAACCAGTTGTGGTATGGCAAGTATGCTTATTGAAAAACTTAAGAATAGACAAATTGAAGGCTTGGCGACACCAAAACAAATCCGCTTCTTAGAACGTTATGGTTTCTTACATGTTGGTATGTGGGCTTTCGACGCAGCAAGCAAAATGATTACACGTATCGCAGAGAATAATTGGTTTTTACCAAGAGGAATAAACGCAACAAGTTATCAACCGTAGGAGGATTTATATGGACAACATATTAGAAGCTTTAAAACAAATAGATACATCAAATACAACGTACGAAGAATGGATACAAGTAGGCATGGCTTTAAAAGCTGAAGGATATGACTGTTCGGTATGGGATAACTGGAGCAAAAGCGATCAACGTTATAAACCTGGTGAGTGCGACAGAAAATGGGGAACTTTTAAAGGTTCCTCTTTACCCATATCCGGTGGCACGATTATTAAGATGGCTAAAGATGCTGGTTGGACACCTCATGGAGGAATCATGGCCTGGGATGACATCATTGAATACGATGGCGATGGGATGATTTATGATCCAACTAATGATATGACACCTGCAGAGCAACTCATCAAATATTTAGATACGCTGTTTTATGATGATGAATATGTAGGGTATGTGACAACGGATGTGTGGCAAAACAGCGATGGTAAATGGATGCCTAAAAAAGGACAGTACGATCGAACAGCTGGTGAACTCATGACGTTACTTGAAAAACACTCTGATGATATTGGTGCAGTTATTGGTGATTCCAAAGATGAATGTGGTGCTTGGATCAGGTTTAATCCAGTCGATGGTATCGGTGTAAAAAATGAAAATATAACGAGATTTACTCATGCCCTTGTAGAATCTGATGATATACCGATATCCGAACAAGATGCCATTTATCGTAAGTATGAATTACCTATTGCTTGCTTAGTTCACAGTGGAAGTAGAAGTTTACATGCCATAGTCAAAGTCGATGCTAAAGATTCAGAAGAATATCGTAAGAGAGTCGATTTCCTGTATGATTTCTTAAACAAGAACGGACTTAAAGTGGATAAGGCCAACAGAAACCCTTCAAGATTGTCACGTTTACCTGGAGTGATTAGAAATGGTGTCATGCAAACTTTAGTCGATACAGATATAGGTAGAAAAGACTGGAATGAATGGTTAGACTTTGTTGAAGGTAACGCTGATGAACTTCCAAGTGTTGATTCACTGGATGATGCGTTAGCAAATCTACCACCACTTGCACCTGAACTTATCGAAGGTGTTGTAAGGGTTGGACACAAGATGCTTATATCAGGATCATCTAAAGCTGGTAAAAGTTTCTTACTCATGGAACTAGCTATCATGCTATCAGAAGGTATGAAATGGCTAGGTTTTCAGTGTAAAAAGTCAAAAGTGTTTTATGTGAATTTGGAAATAGATCGCGCTAGCTGTTTACATCGTTTTGATGAAATCTATAAAGCACTTAAATTTAAACCCAAGAACAGTTCAAATATTAAAATATGGAACCTGCGTGGACGTGCAATGCCACTAGATAAACTAGTACCTAAACTCATTCGTAAAGTAAAAAATCAAGGCTTTGATGCCATTATTATTGATCCGATTTATAAAGTGATTACTGGTGATGAAAACAATGCAAGTGAAATGGGGGCATTCTCTAATGAATTCGATAAGATATGCAATGAAACAGGTTGTGCAGCTATCTACTCACATCATCATTCGAAAGGTGCTCAAAGCTTCAAAAGAGCAATGGATAGAGCAAGTGGTTCTGGTGTATTTGCACGTGATCCAGATGCACAACTCGATATGATTCAACTTGAAGCTAGTGAAGAGTTTATGTTACAAAACGCAGATAATCCACATTCTACAGCTTGGCGATTAGAGAGTAGTCTTCGTGAATTTCCTAACTTTAAACCAGTGAATTTTTGGTTTGAATATCCAATTCATCGTGTAGATGATAAAGGAACACTTCAAAAGGTTTATGCTACTGGAGATCCAAAAGCAAATCTAGAAAAAAGTGGCAAAAGAAGTCAAACATCCGAATCTAGGAAAGACGAATTTGATACAGCATTTGATCTAAATGTAAATGATGAAGGTGAATGTAAACTTTCTGAATTATCTGAATATTTAGGATTAACTGATCGAACAATACGAAAAAGAATAAAAGAATTTGGTGATGAATATACAATTTCAAACAGTGTAATCACTAGAAATGAACAAGAGTGAATAAAGGGAAAAATTCACAATTCACACCAAAAAGCAGTGAAGTGAATAAAGGGTAAAAACTCCTATATTCCAGAGTGAAGAAAATCGTGAATATAGGGCTTATATATAGTTGTTCATTCACAACCGCTGACGCGTCGTTTGTAGGATAGGGCTTGAGAGCCTGCCCTATCCCAAACAACCGCATCAACGTCAGCACTACCTTTCTTCACTTAAAAAATTAAAGAAACGGAGGAAAACTATGAAAATATTTCTCTTACTTGATCCGCCAACGATCACAGCACAGCAGCATAAAGTAACACTCGTTAAAAACAAGCCTGTGTTTTATAAACCAGAAAAACTCAAACAAGCAAGATCTGTAATCATAAAACACCTCAAACCATTTAAACCAAAACAGCCCATTGAAGGTCCGATTAAACTTAATGTTATATGGAGATTTCCTAGAGGTAGAAAAAATAAGCATTTTGAATGGCGAGTAACTAAACCAGATACCGACAACCTTCAAAAGATGCTAAAAGATTGCATGACAGATGTGGGATTTTGGATAGATGATGCGCAGGTGGTCGTTGAGCATGTTGAAAAGATATGGTCAGATGATCCAACAGGGATTGCTATTGAAATAAACATACTTGATAAATATAAGGATGATGCAAGATGAATGCTAAAGAATACTTGAGTCGCTATCACGAAACAGAAATCAAGATAAATAAACTTCAACAAATCGTTGATGAGTATATTCGTCTTGCAAACTCAATACCTGGTATTAATTTTGATGCAATTCGTGTTGATGGAACAAAAAGTTTACAAGCTCCTTTTGAAAAATGGATTCTAAGAGCGCTTAATGATGAAGCTGTTATCTCTGAATTAAAAAGAAAACTACCAATCATCAAAGGTGAAATTATCGCAGCAATTGATGAACTAGAAGACAAAGAACTTAGAAAACTATTAATCTATCGATATTTAGATTGGAGTAGTTGGCAAGAAATGGCAGATAAAATGTTTGTCTCTATTTCTACTCTAAAAAGGTGGCATAAAGAGGCTTTGTTAGGAATTAAAATTATGGACCATGATGGACCGCAATGAACCATTGTGAATTTGTCAAGGGTGTGTTATAGTTAAAATGAGCAAAGCTATAAACAACAGGGAATACTGGCTTTAAAACCAGCCTAGAAACATTCAAGAATTCAGAAATGAGTTCTTTTTTGTTTTTGCAGAGATACTTGTAGTATTCCAACTGGTGAAAGATTACAGTTTTATGTAAACAGTTGGAGTGATTTGAATGAAAGGGAAAATGCTTGATTATTATGAACGATGGGAAGAATCTGGGCATCTAGAAACAAAACTTAAAGCGATATCGGAAATGGTATCTAAGCGTGCAACTCAAAGACAGATTGCAGAGTATCTAGGAATTACAGAAAAAACAATCATTAAGTTAAGGAAAGCGCATAGAAAGTTCAATGATGCATTCCAGTATGGTGATGAAGAACTTAAACACAAGTTGCTTGATGCTATGTATAAACGTGCTGTTGGTTTTGAATATGAGGAAACACAAACAATCATAGAAGAAACAAAGACGGGTACGAAGAAACGCATCACAAAATATAAGAAGCAATCACTACCGGACGTTCAAGCGATTAAGTATTTGCTCATTACGAAGTTTGGTATTGAATATAATGAAAAGAAAGCAGAAATAGAGCTTATGCAAAAACGGCTAGAAAATGGCGAGGAGGAATGGATCAATGAATATCATGATGAAGTACGTCTCGGAACTCCAAGAGTACGACAACAATCCAAGAAACAATGAAGCTGCGATTACAGCAGTTGCTAATTCAATAAAAGAGTTCGGGTTTAAAGTTCCAATCGTCATTACAAGTGACAACGTGATTATTGCCGGACATACGCGCTTAAAAGCCTCTGTGTCGCTTGGTTTAACAGAAGTGCCATGTATTATCGCAGATGACCTAAACGAGGAACAAATCAAAGCATTTCGCTTAGCAGATAACAAAACAGCTGAGCTTGCTTCATGGGATTTATCAAAACTCGAGAGTGAACTGGCAGATATCGATATGGATATGCTTCAGTTTGGATTTGAAGAAATGGAAGAGCTGATTCCTGATAATGCTGCAGATGATGATTTTGATGTCGATGCAGAGATTCCAGAAGAACCATTCTCAAAACTTGGTGATATCTATGAGCTTGGTTCTCATCGCATCATGTGTGGTGATTCAACAGATGCAAAACAAGTTGAAACATTACTTGATGGAAACATAGTAGATATGTTGTTTACCGATCCGCCTTACAATGTTGATTATGAGGGAACGGCTGGTAAAATCAAAAACGATAAGATGGAAGATGATACCTTCTATCTTTTTTTATACGCTGCTTTCCAGAATATGTTTGAACACACAAAACCAGGTGGCGCTATTTATGTGTGTCACGCTGATACAGAAGGACTCAACTTTAGAAATGCATTTAAAAACTCAGGCTTTAAGTTAGCTGAATGTTTAATCTGGGTTAAAAATGCACTAGTACTTGGTAGACAAGATTATCACTGGAGACATGAGCCCATTCTTTATGGATGGAAAGAAGGTGCTGCCCATTACTTTGTTGATGACAGAACGCAAGATACCATCTGGGAATATAACAAACCAAAGAAAAATGAAGAGCATCCAACGATGAAACCTTTAGAATTAGTTGGTAAAGCCATCAGTAATTCATCAAGACGTCATGAATCGGTACTAGATTTATTTGGCGGTTCTGGTTCAACGATGATCGCAGCTGATCAACTTGATCGCAAATCATACCTGATGGAACTTGATGAAAAATTTGTTGATGTTATCGTGAAACGCTATATCAAACATAAAAACTCAAATGAAGGCTGTTATTTGATACGTGATGGAAAAAGGTCTCCTCTTAGCGATTTTGAATACTTTGAAAATAAGTCACTATAGTGAAAAATATACTTGCTATTTAGTGCCTTTAGAGTGATATATGTAGTAACCAAAAAATTATAAGGAGACTACAAATGATGGAAAAACAAGGTAATTTAGCAACATGGATTAGAAAATTCAATGATGGTGATTTCGATTCAAGGGACGTACAAACCCAAATTGAAGCAGGATGGTTTGATTGGTTTTGCAAAGATACAAGTCTTGCAAATAAAACGAAACGCTTGGGTAACATCATTAAGCAAATCAAAGCTGGTGGAAAGGTCGACCTTGAAACAAGCTATGTGTGGTTCAAGAATAACTGCCCACTCAATGGTCCATTATTTGATGATTTTAGAATTGCAGATATTGAAACCAATAATAACCTATTCGTAGTTCAGATTGACTGTCTTTGGAATGATTCAAAGTACACTGTTTATGAAAGATTGGATGGATTTGACAAACCTGCATTTAAGACGAACTCGTCAAGAGAACTAGTTAAGTGGTTTAATGTTGGGTGGAATTGATCATGTATAAAGAACACAATGCACATCCGAAAGGAATAAAAACAACTGATTGTGTTGTAAGAGCGATTAGCACAGCTTTGAATCAAGAATACTTAGAATGCAGAAGAGAACTGAATCAAACAAAAAGAGAACTTGGTTATTCCAGTTATAAAGATACCAAATTCTTATATGATTATTTGAAGGATTATCCAAGACTCATATTTAAACCAGTAAAGGGAGAACCCAGAATCAAAGGAAGTGACTTTACCGAGTTGCATCCCAAAGGAACATACATCCTGAAGATGGCTGGACACATAACAGCTTGTATCGATGGTGTGATACTTGATACTTGGGATTGTTCATATCGATCAGTTTATACAGCATGGGAGATAACAAAATAGAAATTAGGGAGCGAATAGCTCCTTTTTTACTTGTATATAAGGAGATAAACAATTATGCATGTGATAACAAGTGAATCAGTATTTAGTGGACATCCTGATAAAGTATGTGACCAAATCAGTGATGCTATACTAGATGCTATTTTAGAACAAGATAAAAATGCACGAGTAGCAATAGAAACAGCTATAAAAGATGACCTAGTATTTGTCTTTGGTGAAGTTACAACAACTGCAAAAGTTGATTATAAAAATATCGCAAAAAGAAAACTCTATGAAATTGGTTATGAAGACAACTTTCTAGTCATGGAAAAGATCAGCAGACAATCACCTGATATTGCACTCGGTGTTGATTCAAACGAATCACAAGAGCAAGGTGCAGGTGATCAAGGGATCATGTATGGATATGCATGCAATGAAACACGTGAGTTAATGCCATTACCGATTATGTTAGCAAATCGATTGTCACAAGAGATAGATAAATCTCGAAAAGAGCAGTATTCACACATCTTTGGTCCTGATGGCAAATGCCAGGTATCAGTAGTATACGAAAATGATAAACCAAAGAAAGTACAAACCATTGTGGTTTCAGCTCAAACAAAATCATGGATTAGAAGAGAACTTTATGAGGATATTATTATCAATGAGATCTTACCTAAAGTATTTGATCATAAGACTATCAATGAAGCTGAAATTCTAATCAATCCAACAGGTGAATTTGTGTTTGGTGGACCTTATGCAGATTCAGGTTTGACTGGTCGAAAGATAATCGTTGACACTTACGGTGGATACGCTAAACATGGAGGTGGAGCTTTCTCTGGCAAGGATGTAAGCAAGGTTGATCGCAGTGCGGCTTATTATGCCAGATACGTTTCAAAAGCCGTTGTAGGGGCAAATTTGGCGACACGTTGCGAGTTACAACTGAGCTATGCAATCGGAATCGCAAAACCAGTCAGTGTATATGTAAACACATTTGGAACTGGAGTTATCAGTGACGATAAAATTCAAGAGTTAATAACTCAAGTATTTGATTTTAGACCACATAACATAAGAAAAGAACTTGAACTAGATAATGTCAAATTTCAGGAATTAGCAAAGTATGGACACTTTGGTCGTGAAGATCTGGATGTTCGTTGGGAACATGTAGATGATAAAATTGTTGAACTGAGAAAGTTATATGAGAAAGCCTAAGGAACTACACCGATTCTATAAGTCAATTCCATGGCAGGTAGCAAGAGAAATTAAGATAAGAGAAACTAATGGCAAATGCGAACGTTGTGGTGCATTAGGTGAAGAAGTACATCATAAGACAAGACTTACAGTTCAAAACTACATGGACACTTCAATCAGTTTAAATCAAGATAACCTTGAGTTCCTGTGTAAAAAATGTCACAATGCAGAACATAAACGCTTCTCTAAAGAAAAGGAATTTGATAATGATGGGAACTTAATTCATAGATAACCTCGAATAAACAATTTTACTTTGGTATAATGTTTATAAATGAGGTGGTCAAAATGAGAAAAGAAAGTGTAATTGATTATGGAGAGTATATAGTTTCAGAAGAAATACTAAAGATGCTTAATCAAGGAAACAATAAACAGTTTTCAGTATTTGCACCCTTATCAAGACAAGAAAAAGGTATTGATTTAATACTATTCAATAGATTAAGTAGGAAAACAATTACTGTTCAAGTAAAATCATCTAGATCATATGTAGATGGCAAGAAAAATGATATAAAGTACAATTATCTTTGGTTAAACAATTTTAATATCTCTGATGAAGTATACGCTGATTACTATGTACTTATGGGAAGTTATATTCATGTGAAATCTGAAAAATTGATTGAAAAACGTGGAATGAGTGTAAATGCTATTGATTATAAACCTATAATATTAGTTTATAGTCACTCTGAAATGGTTGAGGAACTTCAAAAATTAAGACAGAAGACAAAAGATCATCCGGAAAAATTTTTCAGTTTCAAGTTCAGAGACGAAGATGATATTATCATTGATAGAGGTTATGTTTCTGGATACAACACTCTAAATAACGGCAGTGCATCGAGAAGAGTTCAATTGTTAAAGAATAAAATTAATGAACTTGTAAATGCATTAAATTAGTCCCCCGGGTTGACTTAGTACCCTTTTCGAGGGGTACCGCACAGGGGGGCAATTAAAAAATGGAAGCCAAAATTTTTGAAAAACTGAAAAATGATTGGGAAAGAGGAAAA